TTGTACTCATCGGCTACCAGTGCACTCCGTCTTTACTATATGCCACACCATCCAGAGACACTAAATCTTCTGGGATAGGAACCTAATAGTCTTGTATTTTTAGAATAGGTAAATCGTCTGTCCCAGATTCTCTTGTGATATACTACATAGGAGCACCAATCTTTTCCACGGCTTCAAAAATCCACTCTCGTATATCTGTAGTACGTTGTTTCGCTTCTGTGGAATCCAAATCAGCCATGATTTTTGCTATGACTGATTCACACTTTGTATATTTGTATATCATTTATATCTATATAATCGTGTTTATTAAATATTAGTTGAGCTAATCTGCGTTTATTCTATCTTACTAAACATAACTGATATTTGTATCTATTGGGGAATGTTCTAGGTATCTTAGACCAGTATAGTCTATATTTATACCCATTAGAATGTTCATTCAAATGATAGATACGTTTATCATATTCTTTACTCGCTTTATAGTCCACAGATAACGAATCTGGAGTAAGCGTCTTGGGTCTATATTTACCCACCTAAATAAAACCTAGCCCATAAGGCATTTTAAAGCCGTCTGAGCGCTCTAACACGTATTCTAGAATAACTTTACACATCTCGTCTAAAATGCGCTTGTAGAGGCTGTAATCAACCTCTACGGGCATTGTACGATACATGTCTCTAAACGTTAGCGATTGTTTACTTCTCATCTTCCTTTGGTCCGTCAGGCTTTATACCGTCCAGCGTAGAGTTGTTATCATCATCGCTAGGTCTATTGAGCATAAATGCAAGCTCATTGTTCATTATAAGCTTTTTGATATCGGGAACCATCCATGTAGGAATCTGTATATCATCCTCGTCTGGATCTTCCACGCTATCTTCGTCTGCGTCATCTTCCGGCTTCTCATATACAGCTAGAACGTAGATATAATCAAGGAGTCCTTGATCCTGTAAACCTTGTACATATACATGCTTATCGTCCATATAATAGGCGGTCAGTTCCCCAAACGTATACTTGCGGAAGTACTGATAGTGTCTACGAATATGATTCATATACTAAATATTCTCGCCGGCCTCATCGTGCACAGCAAGAATACTAGTCCATTTGTTTCCGTATATGTTTTCTAGAGTATCTTCGGTTTTTTTGGTAAACAAGTTTCTACCTTTATCCTCAGATTCTACAGGTATAAGCTTATGCTTAGTCTCCTTCAAAAATAAGAATTCACCGTCTATTAGATCGGTAATATCCATTCCAGCCTACTCCTTAGCTTCAACCTAATCCAGGTGTTTCTTCCACAGCATCCTGCGATAATGATCAATCCAGGCAGCTATGTGTGCTCTTGAGAAGTCCTCGCTTTCGCTTATATTACTATTTCTAGCTATGAGAAGTATATCATCAATAATTTCTCTAAGAGATGTTTTCTATGGTGAAATCTTGCTCATTTTATTTTGTTGTTGATTCAACTATTCTTATGTTATTGCTCTTAAGTAGCTCATTAGTATTATAGTTAACATACTTATGTTTTTCTACTTTCTTCCAATCCCATGTGAATAGTCTCTTTATGAAGTTCTTTTTGTTCTTATACTCTTTAGTAGTATAGATATATAAATACTGCTCATTCTGTATATCTAGGCCTATATTTACAGTATCTCTACCAATAGTATAGTAGACGGTAGTAAGATCATTATACTTTAAAGAATCAGTATAAGTAGTATCTTTTAGTATAGTTACTAAGTCACCCCCTACCCCCTTACTATCATTAACGTTTAAAACCTGAGATTGCGTTGCAGCAGTTAAAATAGATTTTGATTTAAGTTTTAACTTATTTCTTATACTATCTAACTTATGTAACGTAATATCGTTTTGTCTCTCTAATTCTTTTATGTCTAGCCTTAAAACATTATTAGCCTACTAGGAGCTATCTAATAACCCCTAATAGGCTTCAATGTTGTTCTGAGCCATTTCTAGCTCCTGTGACAGCTTTATATTGCTTCTGTGGGTATTTATACCCCACAACAGTAAAAACGCAACAGAAGCCACGCAAATGCCCTTAACGGCTGCTTTCCAGTGACTCTTCAGCCACAGGAGCATCGTCAGTATGTTCATCATCAAAATTTAGTTCTATTCCTGTGTAGTCCTCACCTTTCTTCCTGAGAAATTTACCGAGTAAACGCCAAGGACCCTTTGGATCAAGTGTATTTAAATTTTCTATAATGGACCAAATTTCAGTCAATGTTATAATTACGGCCGCACCTCCGGTAAGTAAAAATACTCCAGATTCATCAAATACAGCCCATTCGAGGCCATGCAATAAAGCTAATATTATTGCTTCATCTTTGATCTTTCTAAGCGTACCATCCCAGTTCTTACCGCTTTCAATTTTCTTTTTAAGTTTCCTAGCTACTTTCATTCCGTAGACCATATCTACGGTTGTAGTAACGAAACATATCGCCAACAGATACCATATAGGAGCAAAGTACGATACTACAGCAGAACCTATGCCAAGTAAAAACTTGCCTGTAGCACTACCGTTAACCATTGTATTTAATGTGTTAGTAATAGCCTATAGTGTATGTGATATGTGTTGTATCATAAATTAAGTAAATCTTCTCTTTGTTCCATCAGCGGCTTCGCCCATATCAGATATATAGAACCATATATTGATAGTCTTAGCAACAACTATCTGTCCGTTATACGATCCGTATATAGTAAAATCTAAAGAATCTTTCCAATATGCTTCGCTTCCTGACTGTACTGATATTCTCCAGTTTCCACCATCCACAGTTTCTCCTGGTGAAAGTTCATACGGTTTAACAATAATTGTGTGATCCCACTAATTGTATCCTCCGCCCGGTTTGTGCCAATACCAGCATCCCATTTCACTTTGACCAACATCAAATGTCCATGTAAGATCGTTGTGGCTTACACTTACTCCATTTACAGTAGCAATAGGATCGTTATATGATAATTCTGTGCTGTTACTTGTATACATTGGTTCAAACCAAACATTCAATGGAATTCTAGGACCTGCAGGTCTCATCAAATAATCAGTACTTGTTTCATAGCCATTACTAGGATCTCCATGAGGAATACCTTGGCCAGCATCTGCAGTCTTCCATCCTACATCAGCAAGCATTACTACAGGTTGAACTGGAGGAGCATCTTCTGTAAACTGAGCAGTGAATGTAGTATCTCCATTTATTTGCGTAGAAGATACACTTGGACTCCATCCGGTAAACGTATGTCCAGATTTCGTCGGTGCACTCGGTTCTGTTGCATAACCACCGTGCTCGACGCTTTGCGTGTCCCAAGTAGATCCATCTGAAATAAATGTTACTGTGTGATACACTGTATCTGGAGTATATACAGGACTGTATGTAACATCTCCGGTTGCATATCCAGTATATCCGTTATTCCATGCACCAGTATATCCAGCCTTAGAAGGTACACCAGGATCGTTCAGAGCTGCACCTGGTTCATAATAACCAGAAGATATTACGGTGCCGCCTTCATTTACAAATACAACATAATATTTTTTAGCTACTGCACTTACTGGAACCAATCTATTGCTTGCAAAGCTTGCCAACGGCCCTTCTTGAGCATGCCAAGTAATTGCAGTACTTTTGCATATGCACCTATTATTAGGTGTCAGAGAGCAACCAAGTATCTGGTTTGCCTCTGAATAAGTCATCATTTTTTTCATAATCACATTGTCGAATCATAGAATCCAGCACCAGTAACAGTACTGCCAAACGTAGATGCTCCATTGACTACAATTCCGCGGCTTGCGTTGGTAGGAGTAAGTTGTCCATTTGAAAGTTTCCACAAACCTTCTAACGCAGTTACACGAGCTTCAAGAGCATTTAAGTTTGCATTCGTGGCATAGTTATTTTTAATGTTTGTTATCTGTCCACCAAAATCTGCATCTTCTAAGGCTTTGATCCTTGCTGTATTACTAGCAATAGATGCACCATAGTTTGCATCTTCTAGTGCTTTAATTCTAGTAGTATTGCTGTTGATTGTACTATTCATTTGCGCAGCATCTGAGCTGTGCTGAATAATCCAATCCGCAATCTCCTTTAGAGTGTCAAACGATGCATCTGCACCAGCAACCAATTCTGCAATATATGTAGCAACAATATTTCTAACACTGTTGGTAACGCTAGCACTTCCGTTAAGCGTATCAATCGCGTTCTTAATATTGAGACCATTTACTGTAAGATCACCTCCAACAGACAAATCTCTCTCTGCAGAAACATTACTTTTAAGTGTTGTTATACCATCTACACGAAGCGTTCCTTTTACCCACAGGTCATTTGATACATTCTCCAGTGCACCAACTCGTGACAAGAGGTT